ATTTACAGCGGCATTATCAGGTACAACTGTAACATTAAACGCATTGAGTACAAGTGGAGGTTCTACAACTGTTAATGCTTTTAGAACACATATACAAAGAACAGCGGCAGGTGCCTCAACATCATTACAAGTTTTAACAAGTAATGATCAAACAATCACAGGTGATAAAACTTTTGCGGATAATGCCAAAGTTATGTTGGGTACTGGAGAAGATTTAAAAATATATCACTCAGGTAGCCACAGTATTATCCAAGATTCTGGTGCAGGTAACTTAAAAATCAGAGCTAGTATTACACAAATAATGGGTACTAGTAATGACGAAAACCATGCAGTCTTTACTGAGGATGGTTCAGTAGAACTTTATCATAATGGTACAAAGATGATTGAAACATCATCCACTGGTGTTGCATTAAGTGGTGTTATGGCAATGGCTGTTGAATCAGGTGATCCATCAACTGTGGCAAACAATGCTCACATATATGCTAAAGACGATACGGCAAGTGCTGAAGTATATGTAAGAGACGAAGCAGGTAACGTTACAAAACTTTCACCGCACAATAAACAAGGTGAATGGGAATATTTCTCAAGAAATACAATAACAGGTAAAACTGTTAGAGTTAATATGGAAGAAATGATTAAAGATATTGAAAAATTAACAGGTAAAAAATATATTAAGGAGGAATAATGCCAAAACGATATAGTTTAATGAAAGTAGAAGACGAAGATACTGAGGGTAAAACAGTAACGGATAAAGATCCTGACTTTCACAAAAAACAAATATTTCATAAAGTACAAATTAAAAATCGTTCTACTAGTGAAAATGCATTATTACTTTCTACAATTGACGATGGATCAGCAAGTGGTCCTTTACTTACATTAGAAAGATTTTCCGACAGTCCAGCAAAAAGTGATATATTAGGAAAAATACAATTTAAAGGTAAAAATTCAGAGGGCACTTTAATACGTTATGCAAGTATTGATACTAAAATTAGAGATCCAAATGTTGGTACAGACGATTCTGCTTTACAGTTTACTGTAAGAGTTGGTGGACAACATAAGTCAATGTTAATTGTACAAAACGATGGAGTACTTGTTCACGTAGATAAACCGTTAATGTTACAGGCACAAGGTTATAAAAAAATTAGATTATTTGGTAGAAAGGCTACTGGAAGAAGAGATATTGATTTTCCAGATCAAGCCGGAACTGTAATGGTTAATGAATCAGGAAAAGTTATGGCAACCGACTTACCAACAAGCGATCCTAACAACGAAGGTCAACTCTGGAACGATAGCGGCACAGTAAAAATTAGTGCAGGGTAATTATGCGTTGGGTTTATTTTTTATTAGTATTGTTTGTTATTATGGCAGTCACTTTTGCTAACATTTAAATAGCATTTCCGTAGAAAGATAAAACAACCATAGCAATTATAAAAAGTGCCATTAAAAAAATAACTAATTTTCTTATCATTGAATCGACTTTACTATTTTACACATATCTTCATTAAATTTTTTATCAATAACGTGACCTTGTACACCTTTTGTATAATTGTTTAAGAAATTATTAAAATTATTAATTAAAACTTTGTCTTTTATTGATTTGGGTATTAAATTTTTATTGTCAAAAATAAAATAATCATTAATATTATTTTTCACAGACAAATAATGTAATTTTTCAACAATTTTTTTGTAATGTTTTTCTAAATAATTTTCTTTAACAATTAACTTTTTATATCTTTTTTTAATTAGATCTATTTCTTTTTGATAAAAATTTTTACTAAACATAAAATTACTGTTACGTTCAATATCTGTAGGAAGTACATTAATTCTACCATATTTTTTATTAAATTTTAAAAACATTCTACTAAAAGTAGGCAACTGATGAATAACAAGCAATTTAGGTAATGTGTTCTGTTTCAAAAAATTTGAATATGATAATAACGATCTACCTACTGATGCTCCGATTACTGACAAATTTATTACAGGTATTCCTGTTTGTTTTTGAAGCAGTGCAGGCCAACTACTTTCTCTTTCTTCTTCATGCCATTTTTTGTTGGCTGTATCGTGTAAATCTTTGAAGTTAATTTTTCCTAATGAAAAATTATTTTTGTACCATTTTAAAATTTCAAATTGACGTTGTTTATCGTTTTTAAAAATACCCAACAAGTGGTCGTTCATTTCACAACCTGTTGAATGGGAGCAACCAGTTACAACAATTTTTTCATATGGCATTTTAAGTTATTAAATCTAAAATAGTTTGGAGTTTACCTTTAATTGCTTTATTATTGAGCGTATTTCGTAACCCTGCGTGTAAATTTTTTGGCCAACACTCAAAATTACACCAACAATATCCTGAATGCTCTTTATTTAATTTTGCTACAAATTCATTTTCAACTGCAATAAGATATGTATTAAAATAAAACTGTTGATCATTTGATGTAAACAATTCTAATGGAATTACTTTTTTAAATGTAGGTGGGTGACCAATTTCTTCTGTAATTTCTCTTTTTAAACCTTCAAATGCAGATTCAGTATAACGTGCTCGTCCACCAACTAAACCCCACATACCCCTAGTTTTAAAATCGGTTCTTTGTAATAAAAGAAAACGTTTAGTTGACGTTGCATAGAATAACGCACCTGAACAAATAATATTCTTTTCCATAACTTATTATAACAATTTAACTTAAATTAATCAAGGAGTTGTTGCATCTGCACTAGGATCATAACCAGTATTTCCGCCACCATCTATTATAATAGACCATTTACCAGCAGTATAAATTCCTTCATATGATTTTACCCATTCCGTACCATTAAAACGATATTGAATTCCGGTGTTTACATTAGTAACATAATGTTGCGTTGAATCTGGATTTGATGAATCAAAAACTTTTAACCATTTGCTTTGAGAAGTATTATATTCAATAATATCACCTACTGAAGCAATTAATGTTCCCCAAGTTGAACTTTGTACTGTTGCAGTAGAGTCACCTATCTCATCTATAATTAAATATCTATCACCGTTTGCTGGAGTGGGTGGAGCAAATGTTGTAGGATTAATAATTTTTAAAACCGACGTTAATGTATTTGCAGGAATTGTATCAGTATCAATATTAAACAATAATATTGTATCGTCTAGTGTTGTAGTTGCAATAGTACCAATTATTTCACTTCCTGTAGGTAGTGTTAATCTTATTTGAGATAAACCATTTGTAACCGTACCATATTGATCTAACAAAACTTTCCAGTTAACAGCAGGACCAAAAGTTTCAAATGGATCAAAATTTGTTGGGGCATTAGCACCTGAATAGTATCCATCTCCGCCCGATGTTACACTCGTACCTGTACTTCCTAACAATCTTAATTGATTTCCAGTAACTAATAATCCATAATTGTTTGGTGTTATATAACTTTTTGAAATCATAGAACCATCGATTAATCCTTTTACAATTCCGCCATCATCGTCATAAACGCTCATAATAATTTTTTGTATTACACCTAATTTTGATACTTTAACAGGTGGAGATAACCATATAGGAATAGAAAATTGTAATGTTGCAATATCAATTTCAGTATCTGCGCCAATTGGAATTGTTCTTGAACTAAACGTTGTGCTTGTTAATTCAACATAACTTAAACTAGTCCAATCTATATAATTGTCTGTTTTTTGTATTTCAAAATCTGGATTAAAAAGATATAATATTTGTTCCATTATTTGTAATTTTTGATCTGTATTAGTTGTCCAAATATCTGCTGACACCTCTAATCTAAAAGGAGATGGCATTACTTTTTCAACTGTATAACCAGCACCTAATTGGTTATCATATTGTTTTGTAACTTCGTTATAATTTCGTTCTTTTAAATGTTGCTTTTGAATATGATAAGGATTTTGCATTCTATCTCTTTCATAATTTAATTCTCTTACATAACAAGCAATTCTTGGTGCATATTGTAATGCGTTTTCAGAATTATTTCTAATAATATTTGCAACTTGTCTAGTTGGATCTCCATATACAACCGGTACCGCTCTTAAAGTAACTGTATCATCTTTAGCTCTTCCTGTTTCCACCGAAAAATTACTCAAAATACGAATAAATTGAGTTATAAATTTTCTTATTTGTCCGTCGTAAAAATGTAACATTAATTGTCAGCCTTTGGTTTTAATGCATCTGTTAATGATTGCCGCTGTTCTACTGTTAATCCATTTATTGTAGTTGAGCTTGACTGATTAACAAATTTAGTTTTCCAATTAGCTCTAGTATCTGTATTTGTTGTAGTTAACCTAACTGAATCTTCAATCTTAACCCATCTGATTCCGTCAAAACGAAATAATCTATTTGGTAAAAAGTCTGTTCTTAAAAAATAATCACCATCGGCATAATTGTCTGGAAATGCTGTTCCAAATCCTGCTGGATGTCCGTTTGGTGCAACACCATCACCTCCCACATAAAAACCATAATGTGAACCTGCAGGTGTATCTACTACTGCATTTATTGGTTTATCTGAGATTCTTTCTGTTGAATTTACATTATCGGTTCTAACATTTCCTCGTTCATCAATTGGTGTAACATAATATTGTTTAAAATTAAATCCTGATTTAGGTGAATCTGCTTCTGCTTGTGCAACTATTTGATCACTAATTTCTTTTTCTTTATTATATGTACTCATGTAACTTGCAAGAGAACCTGTATTAGTTGCATCACCAATTATATCTCTAAATTCTTGTGAATCTACTAACGTTTTCATTTTTAATCTTAATAAATGTGGCCACCAAGTTTGTGAAAATCCTTCTGCCGCTCTGTTTACATCTTCTATTACATAATATCTTTTTAATGCAATTGGAATAGATGCATCTAACGAAAAATCTTCTTTCATGTGTGGAAATTCAATAACATCACCTGACATTGGTTTTCTACCTATTCTTTCAACAACATCATTCATATGCACAGTTAAAAATATAGTATCATTTTGTAAAAACATACCAAATTGTGAAAGATTAAAATCTATATCTTGCACATTATAAATTCCACGAAACGTATAGATATCTGATGAGTATTTTCTATCTCTATTTTCTAAAAATAATAAGTCTTGTATAGTAGTTTCGTTAATATTGCTCTGAGCACGTTGTGGTTGGGATGGTGATGGTGCACCATCTTTAGTCTCATCACTTTGATCATATGGTCCTAAATATTTGTGGAAATGTAAATCAGTGCCTCCAACCGTAAACATCTCTTTAATAGTACGATCAAAGAATTTATAATCATTTCCTTTTTCTGGTTTATATAGTGACAATCTTGGCATATACCTATATTTATAGATAGTAAAAGAACTATAAATATGAGTATGTCAGAACTACAAACAGGTCAACAAGAAGTATTTGAGTACGTTAAAGCAAATCTCGGCGAGGGAATGATTGACGTTGAATTAGACCCTAAACACTACCAAATAGCACTCGAAAGAGCAATTAATAGATATAGACAGCGTTCTTCAAACGCAGTTGAGGAATCTTATGCTTTTTTAGTACTTAAAGAAAATCAAAATACTTACATTTTACCTGACGAAGTAATTAATGTTAGAAAATTATTTCGTAGAACGGTTGGCTCTCGTACAGAAGGTGGCGAAGGTGGAACACTTTTTGAACCGTTTAATCTTGCATATACTAACACATACTTGTTAAGAGCGGGAGCAACTGGAGGTCTTGCAACTTACTATGCTTTTGCATCTTATCAAGAATTAATTGGAAAACTATTTGGAAGTTTTATTCAATTTCATTTTGACGTAGCAACTAAAAAACTTACAATTACACAAAGACCACGTGCAGATAACGAAAGTGTTTTAATGCATACTGACAACTTTAGACCGGATATAACACTCTTTAAAGACATCTATTCAAAACCATGGATTAGAGATTACACACTAGCAATATGCAAAGTAATGTTAGGTGAAGCAAGAGGTAAATTTAATACTATTGCTGGTCCACAAGGTGGTACATCACTTAATGGTGCTGATCTAAAACAAGGCGGATTAGCTGATATGGAAAAACTTGACCAAGAAATTAACAATTTCGCAGAAGGTGGCACACCACATAGTTTTGTTATAGGTTAATTCATTATCAATTCATTTTAAATACCGATACTATGCCGAAGATAAAAGTAGAAGTTACACCCGATAAACGTTATCGAAGTTATAAAGATTTATCTTATACCGAACTAAAAGAGTTGGTAAAAAGTTTAGAGTCTGACTCCAAACGAGCCAAACAAAATCCAACATTACGAAACCAAATTCTTGGTGCTGTTATTGAAGCAAAAACAGAGATTGCAAAACGTATTATAAAATAGTATAATCATTTAATGTTAATAGGATTAGTAGGACCAATTAATTCTGGCAAGGATACCGTTGCAGATAGATTAGTGATAAAACATGGTTATAAAAGAGATAGTTTTGCAAAAAGTTTAAAAGATGCAGTTAGCTCAATGTTTAATTGGGACAGAGAAATGTTAGAAGGTAATACTGAATCTAGTAGACATTGGCGAGAACAACCTGATAAATTTTGGAGTGAAAAAATGGGTAAAGAAGTTACACCAAGAATAATATTACAGCAATTTGGTACTGAAATTATGCGTGGTCAAATGTATGATGGGATATGGGTTGATTCTGTTATTGGAAGATACAAAGGTGAAAAAACTGTTATTTCTGATACACGATTTCAAAACGAAATTAAAACTATTAAAGCACATGGTGGTGTAATTGTTCTTGTAAAAAGAGAAGAAATACCTACTAGAGAAGAAATGCAAAAACAAGGCGCACACCAATCTGAATGGGATTGGATTGGGTCTGATTTTGATTATATTATTGATAATACAAGTAGTTTAGAAGGATTAAATGCTCATATAGATCATTTTATTGATCAGCTACAAGGTCACCCATCTTCCAACGTAACTTCCTAACACTAGCTAATCGTTGACAGTTAGCACATACCGTTTTTAAATTGTGAAAAGCACAGTTATTTTTATTACCATCTACAAAAAACACATCTAGTTGTAAAGGTTCTTGTGCTTTAAATCCACATAATTCACAGTTACTTCTCTTTCTATAACCTGAACGTTGTAATGGCGTTACACCACCTATACGAAGCTTTTTCTTTTTTCGAATACAAGTATCACATAAACTACGCCAATAAACTTTTTTTCCTCGTCTATAACCCATAGCTCTAACTTTTACTTTACACTGTTTACATAACGGCCTGGTGCCTATAAATGGTTTAATAGATCTTAACATTTGGTACCTATATATAATATACAATTGTATTTACGTAACCTATATAGGTACCAAAATTAGTAAAATAAAGTCATATTTTACGTAAGATGTAATAAATAGTTCTAGTAATACACGACTTGCAAGGAGAATTGATAATATGGCATTAACATCACCAGGAGTAGAAGTTTCAGTAATAAATGAAAGTTTCTATGTACCATCAGATGCGGGTACAACACCACTTTTTATAGTAGCATCAGGACAAGATAAAGCACCAGGATCAGGATCAGGCACGGCGGATGGAACAACAACTGCCAATGCCAACACTGCTTATCTAATTTCATCTCAAAGAGAATTAACAGAAACCTTTGGCGATCCAAAATTTTATACAGACTCTTCATCTAATCCATTACATGGATATGAATTAAATGAATGGGGACTACAAGCGGCATATTCTTTCTTAGGACTTGCCAACAGAGCATACGTATTACGAGCAAATGTAAACTTAACAGATTTAATCGGAAGTGCAACATCACCAACTGCAAACCCATCAGATGGAACATATTGGTTTGACCTTGCAACTTCTAGTTTTGGACTATTTGAATGGTCACAAACAAATCAAAAATTTACAGCAAAAACACCAATTTTAATTACATCAGTATCTGACCTAGTTGAAAACTCTAGCACAGGTGCACCTAAAACTTCAGTAGGTTCACAAGGTGATTATGCTATAAACACAACACACGTTTCAAACAAAATTTATTATAAAAATGCCTCAAATACTTGGGTTCATCTAGGATCAAATGCATGGCATAATTCACATCCAGTAGTTTCAGTTGCATCAGGAACAACTGTTACAGGTGGACAAACAATGTCAATTAACGGTATTACTGTAACACCTGGTGGAACAGCATTATCCGATGTTGCAACAGCTATCAACACTGCTAATGCAGGTGGAGTTACTGCAAGTGTAAACGGCACAACAGGTAACTTAGAAATATTCCACAATGGTGGAGCATTTGGTGATTCAACTGCAGGTTTCAATACAATTAGATTTGAAGAAGGAAATGGAGTATTAGCGGCTTTAGGAATTACAGCGGCAACATACAAAGGTCCAAGATTCCAACAATCAGCACACACTAGCAGACCAACTTGGAAAACCGCAGATCAAAACAGACCTAATGGTTCTGTTTGGGCTAAAACAACATCAGCAAATAGTGGAGCAAACATGATTGCTAAACTTTACAGCACATCAAGTGGGGCTTTTGCAAGTGTAAGTGCACCATTATACGCAAACAATCATTCAGCAATTTACAATATAGATCCAACAAACGGTGGAACAACTATTGCAGTTGGATCACTTTATACACAGTACAACATAACTGAACAAAGTGTAGATGGACAAGCAGATAATACACCAAATGTAGGTGATTCACAATTATTTAGATATGAAGGTGGAACAACTAGTATTCAATCTAGAAATACTAATCCAAGTACCACAGCAGGTGAAACATTTACAGTTAGAGAATCATTAAAAAACCAAGAAGCATTAGATACTGCTAAAACAGTTACTATGGTTTCTGGAGATGGTTCAACACTAGGTGATGCAGATGACTTTATAACAGCATTTGCGGCGGCTGGTTTTACAAACTTAACAGCAACAAAAATTACAGAAGGTGAATACACGGGTGCAATTAAAATTACACACGCATTAGGTGGTGATTTTAGAATGAATAACACATCAGGTACTCCATTAGATGATGTTGGTTTTGGTACAGGTTCAGCACACGCATACGGAACTTATACTGCAAACAGTACAACTTTAATTGATAACTTATATGTTACACCAACGGGTGATTCAGAAGATTCAACTGTAGGTAATGAAGTAATGGCTTCTAATTGGAAGAGATTATCTTACACAGCATCTATAAATTCACCAAGTAATGAACCAACAGATGGTACATTATGGTATGACACAAACATTGATTCAGCAGATATCATGACACATAACGGAACGACTTGGAAAGGATATGCAACTGTATATACATTAACTGATCCAAATGGTCCTCAATTTTCAGCAACAGCACCAACTACACAATCAGATGGTACTGGTCTTGTTGATAATGACTTATGGATTGATACAAGCGATTTAGAAAATTATCCAAAACTTTACAAATATAACACTTCAGCAACATTAAGTTCAACTAATACATCTAATAATGTAGCAGTTACAACAACTGGTGCGGCGTGGGTACTAGTAGACAAAGCAGATCAAACAACAGAAGATGGTATTGTTTTTGCAGATGCTAGATGGCAAACAAGTACAGAAAAAAATGCAAATAATAGTACACAGGCGGGAACAGCATCTTCAATTAAAAATTTATTAAGTGATAATTTCTTAGATCCAGATGCTCCAAATCCAGCTTTATATCCACAAGGTATAATGTTATGGAATACAAGACGTTCTGGTTACAATGTTAAGGAATACAAAAACAGCTATATAACAACTACAAAATATCCAAGTTCAGGATCAAATGGATTAGGTAACATTAGATACAACAACGAATCAGTTGCAGGTTACTTTCCTGATAGATGGATTACAAAATCAACTAACAAACCTGATGGCTCTGGATGTTTTGGAAGAAAAGCACAAAGACAAGTTGTTATAAAACAATTAAAATCTGAAATAGATACTAACCAAGCAATAAGAGAAGATCAAAGAGGATTTAACGTAATTGCTTGTCCTGGTTATCCAGAAGCGATACAAAATATGATCAACTTAAACATTGATCGAAACTATACAGCATTTGTAATTGGTGATTCTCCAATGAGATTAGAAGGTACAGCAACAGCAATTCAAGATTGGGCAAATAATACTGCAGGAGCTACTGATAACGGTGAAGACGGATTAATAAGTGCAAGTGATTACTTGGGTGTATTTTATCCATCAGGATATAGTACAGACAATTCAGGTAACAAAATTGTTGTCCCATCATCACATATGATGATTAGAACATTAGCGAACAACGATAATCTTTCATATCCATGGTTTGCACCAGCAGGTACAAGACGTGGTGTAGTAGACAATGCAACAGCAGTTGGATATATTGACACAAGTTCAGGTGAATTTAAAACAATATCTGTTACAGAGTCAATAAGAGATTCGATGCATACAGTCAAAGTTAATCCAATTACTTTCTTCTCAGGAGCAGGAATTGTTAACTTTGGTAACTTAACAAAAACATCAGCAAGTTCGGCATTAGATAGAATCAATGTTTCTAGATTAGCAGTGTATCTAAGAAGTCAATTAGACGCAATTGCTAAACCATTTATTTTTGAACCAAATGATGAATTAACTAGAAACGAAATTAAAGGTGCAATCGAATCATTCTGTTTAGAACTAGTTGGACAAAGAGCATTATATGACTTCTTAGTAGTTTGTGATGAAACAAATAACACAGCAACAAGAATAGACAGAAACGAATTGTATGTTGATATAGCAATTGAACCAGTTAAATCAGTTGAATTTATTTACATACCTTTAAGAATCAAAAACACAGGAGAAATAGCAAAATTAGGGAACTAATTTTTGGATAAATATTAGGAGATAAAAATTATGGCAATATCAACACTTTCAAAATTTACAGTACCTTTAGCAAACGATCAAAGTTCAGCATCACAAGGCTTATTGATGCCAAAACTACAATATCGTTTTAGATGTATCCTAGAAAATTTTGGAGTATCAACACCAAGATCAGAAATTACAAAACAAGTAATGGATGTTACAAGACCAAACTTAACTTTTGATAACGTAACATTAGATGTTTACAACTCAAGAGTTTATATGGCAGGTAAACACGTTTGGGATCCAATTACAATTACAATAAGAGATGACGTTAATAATTCAGTTACTAAACTTGTTGGCGAACAAATTCAAAAACAATTTGATTTCTTTGAACAATCAAGTGCGGCATCTGGTATTGATTACAAATTTACAACTAGAATTGAAATGCTTGACGGTGGAGGTGGATCATCTACACCAAACGTATTAGAAACATTTGAATTATATGGTGCGTATGTTGAAAACGTAAACTATAATACACTAGCATATGCAACTTCTGATCCAGCAACAATTACAATGTCTATAAGATACGACAACTGTATACAAACACCACAAGGTACAGGAATTGGTACAGCAGTATCAAGAACAATCGGTACACTAGCAACAGGTGGTGGACAATAAAATTTAACTTGCAATTATAATGAAAGAAGCGCCTTTAACGGCGCTTTTTTTATGGCTATAAATACAAGGGTATGCCAAGTATTAATAGTTTTCTTAAAGGATTTCAAGACGGCCTTCCAGGAATGAAGGATTTCCGTCATGCTTCACGATTATATATTGACGATCATTTTAAACTTGCACCAAAACAAAAATTTCTCTTTCATGTAGTATTAACACTTAATGACGTTGTAACTCAAAGAAAATTTACTCCTAATGAATTAATAGAATTGAATATGCTAGTAAAAAGCTGTGAACTTCCTCGTTACAATATGAACATAGAGGAAAAAACTCAATATAATAAAAAAATGTATACAGCAACACGTATCGCATATGATCCTATAAACATTACATTTCATGATGATCATGCTGATACTGTAAATGCTTTTTGGAAAAAATATTATGAATATAATGTTGCAGATTCAGTACATCTTAATGAAGAACTTGCAGAAAAATATGCTAAAGATGATTATTATACAACAAATAGAAAAACTACAAAGTGGGGTTTAGATACTCCTAAACAAAGTAAACTTCCATTTATAAAAAATATTGAAATTTTTGTATTACACAAACAAAGATTTACATCATTTAGATTGATTAATCCTGTTATTGGTTCATTTAATCATGACAATTTAGACCAAGCAGATGGAACTGGTATTATGCAAAATACAATGCAAGTTTTATATGAAACTGTAAGATACAAAGCAGGAGTGGTTGGAAAATCGGCAATAACAGGATGGGCTACATTACACTATGATAATGAGCCTTCACCTTTAAGTGTATTAGGTAAAGGTACAAATTCTCTTTTTGGTCCTGGGGGTGTTGTGGATGGCATTGGTTCTGTAATAGGTATGGCTAGAGAAGGAAATATTTTAGGTGCAATTATTGGTGCGTCAAACACATATAATAATGCTAAAAAAATGAAAAAATCAGCGGTCAAAGAAGAATTAAAAGGAATTGTTAAAGAAGGTGTTTTAGAAGTTGGCAAACAAGCAGGTACAATTACAAATCCTGTTGGTTCTTTTGCAGTTGGCGCCGTGGCGGCAACAGCACTAACTCTTGCAACTGCAAAAGGTACAGTCGATAATAAAAATCGACAAAATACAACAGTAATATCGGCTCCACAATTAGATACTGTAAATTTTCTTACACCAGATGAATCTTATACTCTTATAACAACAAACACAACCGTAAGAGATGCAATCGCGGCAGGTATATATTATAAAGACATTGGTTCTCGAAAAGGTTTAACAGTAGCAGAAAGTGACATAGAATATTCAGGCTCTCTTGATACAACAAAAACAGTATATAGAGCTAAAGCAAATACAGATATTCGTAAACTTGTAACAGAAGGATATATAAAAATTAATAGAGATACACAAAACGTATCTATTATAACTGAAAAGGCAAACTTATAATGGCAAATTCTTATACAAACCTACCTCCTAAAGATAAAAATCAGTTAGATAAAACAATTGAAAAATTAACTACATCAAATTATCAAGAAGAATTTCAATTTAACGTTGGTGAATATGACGCGGCAATTGCCTTTTTTGTTAAAAGAGGATTTTCAAGAAGTGCGGCCGAAACAACTGCTTATATAATTTTACAACAAGCAAAAATAGATTCGGTAAGTCCTCAACAAATTTTAGATCAACTTACAGTCTCCTCTCCAGCTCAACTTTCTGAATTAATAACAATTATATTAAATGCCAATAGATATAAATCAAGTAGATTAGGAGTAAGGCAAACTCGTACAACGAAAGATACTGTGTCTAGAAACATTCTAGACTAATGATACCAAGATTTGCTAAAGGAAAATTTTCATTAAAAAATCCAGAAAAATATGTTGGACTAAAAACGCCAACTTATAGAAGTAGTTGGGAACACGGATTTATGAGATTATGTGATGAACATCCTAACGTATATAAATGGGCTAGTGAATCAATAAAAATACCTTATAGGCACCCATTAACAGGCAAGTATACAATCTATGTACCTGATTTTTTCATTGTTTACATGGACAAAGAAGGGCGTAAACACGCCGAAATGGTTGAAGTTAAGCCATTGTCCCAGACTTCTCTAGAATCTGCTGGTAAAAGTATGGGCAAAAAGAAACAAGTTATAATTAATCGTGCTAAATGGGAGGCCGCTTCTGCCTATGCTCGACAAAATAAAATGATATTTAGAGTAGTATCAGAAGACCAATTATTCCATCAAGGTACACGTAAATAATCAAAATGACTAAAAAGTTAGAAGACATATTAAATTTACCAAACGTTAAAGAAGCATTTGCTAAAGTAGATGCAAAAGAAAAAGAAAAAGAAACTAAACAAATAAATGGTACTGTACCTAAAAATGTCGATCCAATTACTGCAAAAAATTTAGAAAAAACATATGCTGAATTTGATAAAATTGCGGCCTCATTACCTCAAGTAAAAGGACTAGGAGAACTGTCAGATTTAGAATTAGATAAATTAGCAACCGAGGCAGAAGAATCATATAAGAATTTAATGGACTTGGGTATGAACGTAGACTCACGTTATTCAGGACGTATTTTTGAGGTTGCAAGTACTATGTTACGTAATGCCATAGATGCAAAAGGCTCTAAAATAGACAAAAAACTAAAAATGGTGGAATTACAACTTAAAAAGCTAAAAATAGACAAAACAGGTAAAGACGACTTGGGTACTATTGAAGAAAGTGACGGATTTGTTATATCAGATCGTAACGAATTAATGAAGAAGTTGCTTAAAACAGATGACGCCAAGAGTGAAGATAAAGACTAAATAGTACTAATATGAGCACGTTTACAAAATATCTAACAGAATCAGTTAAGACCTATGAATATAAAATCAAAATAGCGGGTGATATTGAAAAAGGCTTCGCTAATCGTTTGGAAACTGCTTGTCAAAAATTTGAAATACAAAAATTATCAGCAGGAAAGAAAACTCCAATACAATCGCTACCTTTAGACTTTCCAACAATAAAAAATGAATCTGTTACAATTTTCGATCTTCAAACTTCTTATCCAGTTGCAGTAAATGAATTAAGAGAATATATTGCTGATTATATGAGAATTTCTCCAGCTTGTGTAGTTGTAAGAAAACCAGGAGAACCATCAGAAGAATATCAAGAAACAATTGCAAATGCAACTAAATCAGAATACAAAAATAAACTTCATGACATAGAATATAAAGACGCACCTAAAGTAAATGCAGAAGATTTTCATTCTACGAAAGCAAACATGAGTTTGTTAAAAGAATTATTAAAAGACAGAGATCTTAATAAGGAAGAAACTCCAAAAGAAAAAGAAAATATTACAACTAAAGAAGACTCACCAGCAGATTCTCCATTTACAAAAACAACAAATCCACATCCGGATCCAAAGAGAAAATAATTATGCCTTGTAATAATCCAAATTGTCAGTGTGAAAATTGTACTTGTGAAAATTGTACTTGCAGAGAATAAATTATGGAAATGGTTGACGTTTTACAAAAACTAAAAGAAATTACTAACAAATCTCCAGAAGTTGCAAAAGCAATTAAAAGTGTAGAATCAACAACTAATCCAAAAACCGAAGTTGCACCTCCAGGAAGAGAAAAACAAGTAAAAGCATTAAAAGGAAAAGTAGACAATCCTTATGCAGTTGCTTGGTCATCTTATAATAAATCTAAAGGCAAAAAAGAATCAATAAAAGAAGGCGGAATGTCAGACGTACATATTGGTGCACAAGAAAAAGTTGGTGAATATGTTGATCAAGACGGCAATCTTTCGGCACCTAAACAAGATGTATTACAATCATTAGAACAACAAAGAGCATCAGCTCCTTTTCCAGAATCATATGAAATTGAAACTGCAATAAAAATGGTACAAGATGATTTTGATGACAACGGTCAAGCAAAAGCAGAATATGAACCTGATCCAGAAGACAATATTCCACACGATGTAGATACACAAATGAATATGGACGCACCAGCAGAAGAACAACCAATAAAAGAAGCACCAAATCCTAAAAGAGAAGCTATACAAACTCTTGAAGCATTAAGAGATATGGTTATGGAATTACCTATATCCGATGATGCTAAAACTTCGGCCCATACAGCATTAGATCAAGTGTCAGACGATATCATGATGGACACAGCTACTGATGAAGAAGCAACTGCAGAAGAACCAAAAATTGAAGAAGATACTCTTAATATAAATGGAATGACAACTGAAGAAGATGTTATTAGCATGATTCAAGATACTATAAGTGCTGGAAAAGGTGACGATGCAAAAGATTACCTAGAACAGTTTAAACAGTATCTATTTGTAAAATCAGGTGGACGAGCGGAGTCAAAAGAACTAAATACAGAAACAATGAAAAAAGAAGATAAAAAACCCCTTAAAGAAGCAATTACAATGTCTGCAGACACACCTCAAGAAGCAGGTATGTTAATGCAAATTTTAAAACTTGCAGGTGTACAACAAGTAACACCTGATATGATTGGTGCAGAAGAACCAACAGCAGATGTACCAACTAATGATGCCGATCACGATCATAACAACGACGGCGAACAAGATCACGCACCACAAGATTGTAATGTTTGCTCTGGTGACGATGCAATTGGCTCACAAGGAATGGGTAATATGAGAGATATAATCTCTAAAAATGATAATGATGAACAAGCAGAAGAAACTTGGGATAATGCACCAGATGAAAAAGTTGACGACCTTGACACATTAGTGAACGTTCATTCAGGTGGCTTAAACAAACAAAAACAACAAGTAAGAAAAGAATATCCAGGTGACAATCCACTTGCCGCCGAAGATAAAATTAGCGAAGAAGATTTAGCCAATAGTTTAAGAACACAATACGAAGGCTTTAAAAAATCTTACCAAGAAGCAACAAAAGTTGCTGAAACAAAAGCAGAACCAAAAGAAGAAGAAGAAGAAGTAAAGAAAGAAGCTGTTGCTGACAAAAAATAAAAACAATCAAATATGAGCATAAACGGAAAAGTAAAATGGTATAATGGAACCAAAGGATTTGGTTTTATTGCCAGAGAAGACAACGAAAAAGATGTATTTGTTCACAGAACGGCTCTTCAAGCCGCAGGTATACCCAACCTGAGAGAAGGTGAACAATTAACATTTGATGTAGATATAGCGGCAAAAGGACCTTGCGCCGTTAATTTACAAAAACCTGACATAAACAGTTAGTTTTCTTAACATAAAATAGCCTTAAATACAACACTATGGCGTATGTATCGTTAGACAGTGAACAGGTAAAACGTGCCCATAAAAAGCACAAATATACCAAAGAACAAGTCTTACAACTCGAACAGTGTATGAACACAAAGACTGGACCGTTGTATTTCATGGAAACATTTATGAGAATACAACATCCAACTAAAGGTGAAATGGCTTTTCATCCTTATTCTTTTCAAAAAAGATTAATTGAATCATATAACAATTATCGATTTTCTGTATCAATGCTACCACGACAAACAGGTAAAACAACCTGTGCGGCAGGATATATTATTTGGTATGCTATGTTCCATCCAGATTCATCTATATTAATTGCGGCACACAAATACGCAGGTGCGTCTGACATTATGTCACGTGTAAGATTTTCATACGAAATGTTACCTGAATGGATTAAAGCTGGAGTAACGCAATACAATAGAAATTCTATAGAATTTGACAATGGTTCAAAAATAATAGCAACTACTACAACTGAAAATACTGGGCGGGGTATGTCTTTAACAATGATATATTGTGATGAGTTTGCATTCGTGCAACCACCAGATAAAGCAAAAGAATTTTGGACGTCACTATCTCCTACCTTGTCAACAGGAGGTAAGTGTATGATTACATCAACTCCAAACTCTGATGAAGATCAATTTGCGTTAATTTGGAAAGAAGCTAATAAAAAATTCGATGAATACGGCAATGATAAAATTGTAGGAACTAATGGCTTCTATGCCATGAAAGCTCACTGGTCAGAACATCCTGAACGAGATGATAAGTGGGCAGAAACTGAAAAAGCAAGAATAGGTGAGGAAAGATTTAGACGAGAACACGAATGTGAGTTTATAATCTTTGATGAAACATTAATTAACTCTACAACATTAGCAGAAATGGAAGGTACTCTTCCTATAGAAAGTACAGGACAGGTACGTTGGTATAAAAGACCCACACCAGGACATACATATATGGTATCATTAGATCCAAGCATGGGTACAGGTGGCGACTATGCGGCTATACAAGTATTTGAATTGCCAACATTTGAGCAAGTTGCAGAATGGCGTCATAATGAAACACCAATGAATCAGCAAATTAGAATATTACAAGGAATTACCAAACATATACATGACACTATAATAGAGAAAGATGCAGGTGCTACTCCACAAATATTTTATTCAATGGAAAATAATGCAATTGGTGAGGCGGCACTTTTAAGAGTTATGGATATTGGCGAAGAAAATATTATAGGTATGTTCTTATCAGAACCTATTAGAAGAGGACATAGACGAAAATTTAGAAGAGGATTTAATACTACTGCAAAACATAAAATTGATGCTTGTACAAAATTTAAAGAACTTGTAGAAAATAACAAACTACAAATTAACTCTAAATTGCTTATAACAGAATTAAAGGATTTTGTTGCAATAGGTATGAGTTATAAAGCTAAACCAGGACAACACGACGATTTAGTTAGTGCTTGTTTATTAATGACACGTATGATAAAAGTACTTGCAGATTTTGATCCTAAAATATTCGAAAAATGGACTGATAGAACATCTGAATGGACTGCACCAATGCCAATCTTCGCAAACCTATACGGATAATAAATACACTATATGAACCCAAAAACATCATCTGACTTGTTTAACAAAATACGATCGCAATTTTCTAACATAGAAATAGGTGATCCTACAGGTCAACCTACAGCAGATCCCAGTCAAGCTGTATTCTTTGATTTTGAATTTAAGGAAGATGCTGATACATATGGACGTGTAAGTATATCACTTGCTGATGAAGAAAATATGAAGGTGTTTTATAACCGTGATTTAGTAGAAAAAATCGACGATGACAGCAGAGATGAATGGTATGCTTTTTTAAAAGAATTAAAAGACTTTGCAGTGGAACATTCATTAAGATTTGATGTTAGAGATATTACTAAATCGAACCTAACGAAGCAAGATTATAAGAACCTAGCAGATACGAACGCAACGGTAAATACTGATACAATGTCAGAAGAATTAAACAGAATTACAACATTAGCAGGTGTTAAAGAAACCGAAGACAAACAAAAACCTACTGATAAAGAAATTAAACAAGCAAAAGGTATTGCTTTTGATAAACGATACAAAGGTGGCAACTACACCGGAGCATCAAACACTATTGATAAACTTAAAAAAGGATTATCACAACATCCAGATGTTGCTGATGCATTAAAAAGAGCAAACGAGGCAGTTAAAGAAGGTATGACTGGTACAACTCGATCTTCATACGAAAACCTAGATAAAACAAGATTAATAATTAGACATTCAGGACCAGTTGACGAAAACGTACCTGGTGCAAGATCAAGACATATTAATTCATTATACATTGAAAATGAAGATGGTGAAAGATTTAAATATCCAATTACTCATTTAGCAGGTGCAAGAGCAATGACTAGGCACGTTGCTAACGGTGGAAGACCACATGATGAATTTGGGCAACACATTGTCAAAACATCAGAAAATATTGCACAATTAAATTCGTTTTCTAGATATGTTTCTCATAAAGATCAATTAAATGATAATGCTGGTGACATAATTGAACAAACAAAATTAAAATTAGAAAATTTAAGACAATATATGAGAAGCCTAAACAAACAATCACACTATGATGAAACTTTTAAAAACTTTAAACCATCAGCAGTTGCAGAATTAAGTGATGATGAACGAAGTGCATATAGAGAAAAATTTACAATGAAACATCTTGACAACAGAGTTGAAGATGTTTTACCATTAATTCACAACATTATGCAAGAATATGAACCAGATCCAACTGATAAAGATGCAAAAGTAGAACCAATTGTAGACCACGGAGCAATAGTACAAGGATTTTTAACTGATCCAAACAAAAAATTAATTTTAAGAAAAGACGAATCGGCAGATAAAATGTTATCTGTAACAAAATTTACTAATAATAACACAATGTTAGGTTCAATACTTTCAGACATAGCGTCTAGAATGCTTACACAAGATGCCAACGAAGAAAGAGTTGCCAACTTTGCATCTAGAGTTGCTGACGGTTTAGAAAGAGAAGGTGAATTGTTTAATGATCCAGATAGCGATTGGCCAAAAAATAAATCAATTGCGATTCAACTTGCACGAAGATATATTGACGATTATAAAAAAATGCAAAAAGATCCTGCATATGCAGAAGAAGTAAGAATGGATGCTGGTGCATTTAAACCAAAAGCACATCCAAAATTAGACAAAAAAGCAAAAGGTGAAACAGCAGAATTTGAAGAATGGGTTGATGATACAATTAATCCTAAACAAGAACCAGCACCTAAAGAAAAAGCATTTGCAGGAGAAGACTTAAAATTTGAAGATATTAAACCTTATGTGTCTATGTACAAAGGTGACGATGGCAAGACAGTTCATGATGTATTAGACAAAGATGGTAAATCGACATATAAAACAAATAATCCTAAAGACGCAATGAATTATTTGTCAAAAAACTTTAGCAAACTTCGAGGAGATTCATCTAAGAAACAAGAATCATTAAACGAATCAAGAACTAAAATAGTAGAAGCAATTAAATCTAAAGTAGCAAAAGAAGATACAGGGTTTAATATTGCTGGTGTTGAAGGCGAAGTCGAAAGAATAACTCAACTAGCAAATTACCAATAATTTTTTACACTCGACGATTTAATTTAAATACTGTATAATTAGGTATAATGAACTATCACGCAGTATTTGTTTTTAATCCATTTTCAAAAATTGATGCTATGCCCATGGCGCCTGCATTATTAAAAGCTATATGTGATGCAAATGGCCTCAAAACTACAACATTAGATTACAATATAGAATTACAAATCGCATATTTTAATAAAAAAATTGCTGTTGATGTGGAACAATATCTAATGCATTTTTCTAAAATGTCTATTGAAGCATATGACTGGTATCATCAATGGGTGGAAGAAAAAGCAAAAGAATTAATAAATTTAAATGCTAATTGGATAGGATTTTCATTATTAAGTTATCAAAGTTTAACATTTACACACGATATTTGTTATTATATAAAAAAAAATAAACCCGAACAAAAAATTATACTTGGTGGACAAGGTATTAGTAAAGATGATAATACTAACGGTTCTTACAGAAATAATAAAAAAATGCCAGATGTACTACTAGAAACTGGACTATGTGATACTATTATAATAAACGAAAGTGAAAGTTTGTTAATTGATATTCTACTTAATAATAAAAAAGGAAAATTTAATACTAAAGTACAATTAACAGCCGAAGACCTAAACCAATTACCTACTCCATCATATATTGATTATAAATTAGATCTTTATAAAAACGCTTCAAATGATTTTCTCTCAGCTGAACAAAAATCAGTTTTGTATAAACAAGGTGTTGCGGCTACTATAACTGGTTCTAAAGGATGTGTGAGAAGATGTACATTTTGTGATGTATTTTCATTTGAACCGAAATTTGTTTTTAAAGACGGTAATAAAGTTGCTGAGGAAATGATTGAAATATATGAAAAACAAGGAATAACAAATTTTATGTTATCTGATTCATTAATAAACGGATCAATGAAAGCATTTAGACAAATGAATACAGCACTTGCAAAAAAACTACCACGAACAATAAGTTATTATGGTGAATATATAGCACGACCGGAAGGACAAACTACTAACGAGGATTATCATCTTATGGCCGAAGCAGGTTGCAAACACGTTATTGTTGGTGTTGAATCTGGCAGTGAAGCTGTACGAAATCATATGAGGAAAAAATTTACAAACGATGATTTACATTTAATGATTGAAAGTCTTTATAACGTTGGTATCACTCAAGAATGGAATATAATGACTGGCTATATTACTGAAACAAGAAAAGATTTTGAAGATACACTTGCGTTAGTAAAAAAATATAAAGATATTCCATTTCCAAAAATGATCGTTAATCCAGTTGGGGTATTACATTTATTACCAGGATCTCCATTATATGATACTCATGCTAGACAACTAGAAATTACCTGGGAAGATATAAAACCCGGAGTAGGATTAATATATGATTATTGGTATAGTAAACAAAATCCAACTAACACGTTTGTTAATAGGATAACTTGGTGGACTGAATTAATCGAATATTGTCATGATCACGGATACATGACAGAATATAGATATAATACAAAGAAGGCAACTGCTAATCGATTAATCCAGGCCTGGAACGAAAATAAAAAATAAAATGATTAATTTTAATATTGAAATTGGTAAAAAAACCAATAAATGTCCTGCAGGCAAAATTATTTTTAATAACAAAATAATTCATACTGGAGAATATAATAAGAATTCTTTTGAGTTAAAACCTGTTATAGGTACAAACACATTATCGATTAGTTTAGAAAACAAAAATGATGGCGATACTGTGTTAAAAGGAAATAAAATTACAGAAGATATATTTATTATTGTGAAAGATATACAATGTCAAATTACCAAAGACTCTACTAATCAATTTGATACAATAGGATCTTACATTACTGACGACGGAAAAGCTGAAAAAACTCATGGCTATTTGTCATATAATGGTACCTATACTTTTAAATTTGATTATCCATTCTTTATTTTCAATAAAAATAAGATTTTTTACTAGACATTATTAGATAAATATAGTAGTATATTAAGAAGCTTAATATATTTAGGCAAAACAAACATAGGCAAATAAGGAGGCTTACATTATGGCTACATTGGCTGAAATAAGAGCGAAGTTAAAATCCCAAGAAGTGAATCGCTCCACTTCTTCAACAGGTGGCGACAATGCCATCTATCCACACTGGAACATACAGGAAGGACACGAAGCAGTTATTAGATTCTTACCCGATAAGGATACTACTAACACTTTTTTCTGGACTGAGAGAAATATGATCAAACTACCTTTTGCAGGTATTAAAGGTCAAAGTGATTCTCGACCAATCCAGGTGCAAGTACCGTGTATGGAAATGTACGGAAAAACTTGTCCGGTTCTAACAGAAGTTAGACCTTGGTTTAAAGACAAATCAATGGAGGACATGGGCAGAAAGTATTGGAAGAAAAAAAGTTATATATTCCAAGGCTTTGTTGTACAAAATCCATTAAACGAAGATGCAACTCCAGAAAACCCAATTAGAAGATTTATAATTGGACCACAAATCTTTAATATAATTAGATCGGCATTACTTGATCCAGAAATGGAAGAGTTACCAACTGATTATGTAAAAGGTGTAGACTTTAGAGTTAACAAAACTTCTAAAGGTGGATATGCTGACTACTCAACATCAAAATGGTCACGAAGAGAAAGAGCTCTAGACGAAACGGAAAGAGCATCTATTGATAAGTTTGGTTTACATAACTTATCAGACTATAGACCAAAAGAACCATCTGAAGCAGAAGTAAAAATAATTAAAGAATTATTTGAAAAATCTGTTGAGGGTGAGTCTTATGATCTTGAGAAGTATGGACAATACTTTAGACCTGCAGGTGTAGGTAGAGTATCTATACCAACAGCAAGTAGACCTGCTCCAGTTGAGAAGACTGCTAACCCGGTAAATGCAGAAGTAAAAGTTGCAGAAACGGTAACAGCGTCGGCTCCAACAGCACAACCAACAGGTGATAGTGCCAAACGAGCAGAAGACATCTTGAAATTAATCAGATCAAGACAGGCAAAATAATAACCAAAATACAAGGTCTTAATTTATATTGACGATTAGGACCTTGTATGCTAAAATAGAAAGTGATTATGGTTAAACCGTTTGACGTAACAAAATTTAGAAAAAGCATAACAAAGTCCATACAAGGACTTGGCATAGGATTTAATGATCCAACGGATTGGATAAGCACAGGAAACTATGCGTTAAATTATTTAATAAGTGGAGACTTCAACAAAGGTGTTCCGCTAGGCAAAGTAACAGTACTAGCAGGTGAGTCTGGCTCAGGTAAATCATTTATAGCATCAGGCAATTTAGTGCGTAATGCACAAAAACAAGGCATCTATGTAATACTAATCGATTCTGAAAATGCATTAGACCAATCATGGCTTGAAGCCCTTGGTGTTGATACTAGCGAAGATAAACTTTTAAGATTAAGTTTATCAATGGTAGATGACGTAGCAAGAACTGTTTCAGACTTTATGAAAGGTTATAAAGACGAACACGCCGACGATAAAGAAAATGCACCTAAAGTATTAATTGTAATTGATAGTTTGGGTATGTTATTAACACCAACCGATGTTGATCAGTTTGAAAAAGGTGAAATGAAAGGTGACTTAGGTAGAAAACCCAAAGCCTTAACAGCATTTGTAAGAAACTGTGTTAATATGTTTGGTAGTTGGAACGTAGGACTTATAGCAACTAATCACACTTATGCATCACAAGATATGTTTAATCCTGATGATAAAATATCTGGTGGACAAGGATTTATATATGCATCAAGTATTGTGATTGCAATGAAGAAATTAAAACTTAAAGAAGACGAAAAAGGTAATAAAATTACTGACGTTAGGGGTATTAGAGCGGCTTGTAAAGTAATGAAAACACGTTTTTCAAAACCGTTTGAATCAGTACAAGTTAAGATACCGTATGACACGGGTATGGATCCATTTTCGGGATTAGTTGAATTATTTGAGAAAAAAGGGGTACTAGTACAAACAGGAAACAGGTTAAAATACGTAGATTCTAAAGGAAAAGAACATATTGAGTTCCGAAAATCCTGGGTTGGAGATAAATTATTGATGTTGATGGACAACTATGATAAATTATCAACAAACCTTAAGGAAGAAATTGATGATAGACATGACGCATGAAGACATTGAACGTATTTGGAACTCATTTTCTCTTTACATACCAGACAGACAAAAATCGGATGCCGCAGTTGACTTTGTTAGTACATTAAAGTTTCTTGATGTTGACACTGATCAAATTAAAGCATCATCCGATCATGATCCAAAATTAGAAGAAGCAGTAGAATCTGTGTATGGTGGAGAAGAAGACGAAGACGAAGACGAATACGGAGATGATGGTGAATTGGTATACTGAAGTAAGCAAAAACATACAACAAATACCAGACTGTATTAAACACTTTGAAACTGAATTATTACAAGCAAAAAAAGAATGTTCTATTTGGGGTAATTTAGAAAAAGCATCTGCAACAATGCCCGGAGTAGTTGAACACCGATTTAATCAATTACAAGAAATCGAAGCAATCCTAGAATATTTAAATATTGAATATCGTAGGTTAAGATCTAAAACATTTCGAAATTTTTTAGAAAGTTATAATAAAAAGCTAACCAGCAGAGATGCTGACAAATATGTTGACGGTGAAGCCGATGTTGTTGATATGGCAAAAATTATAAATGACTTTGCACTTTTAAGAAACCAATGGTTAGGCATTACCAAAGGACTAGACCAAAAACAATGGCAACTTACAAACATTGTTAAATTGCGTGTAGCAGGGATGGAAGATGCCAATATCAAATAGAATAATCCTTACAGACGTAGACGGCGTATTACTAGAATGGGAAAATCATTTTACTAAATGGATGATATCTCGTGGACACAAATTAAAAGAAAATTATAAATCTGAATACGATATGGGAAAAAGATTTGTATATTATGCAAAAATCTTTGAATCTACCAAACATTATAGCGAGGCGTCTGATGATATTAAAATTGCAATTCGAGAATTTAATAAAAGTGCTTGGATGGCAACACAACCCCCAATGCCTGACTCGCAAACTTGGGTAAAACTATTACACGCAGAGGGCTGGACATTTATACCAATTAGCTCACAAACATCTGATGTTCCTGCACAAGAATTACGTAAAAGAAGATTAGAAGAACTATTTGGTAAGGATACTTTTTATAACTTTCATATACTCGACACTGGACAAGATAAAGACGATGTTCTTGCAGAATTCCATGGTACAGGATTATATTTTGTAGAAGATAAATGGACAAATGCATTAGCAGGTTTAAAATATGGCTTAAAAGTATTATTCATTAGTCATCCTTATAACAAAAAATATAGACACCCCAACATTACCAGAGTAAATAATTGGCAAGACATACATAAAATTGTTAAAAAGGGAAAATGAAAATTTACGTAGGCTACGACACTCGAGAAGATATAGCATATCAAGTTTGCGAACATTCGATTAAAAGACGTAATGGACAAATCGAAGTTATCCCTTTAAAACAAAAAGATTTGAGGGAAAAAGGTGTCTATACAAGAGAAGTTGACAAACTTGCCTCAACAGAATTTACATTTACAAGATTTTTTATTCCATATCTAAACAACTACAAAGGTTGGGCAATTTTTTGTGACTTAGATTTTGTTTGGCGTATATCTCCTACAGAACTAGAACAATATTGTGATGATTCTAAAGCAGTTGTTTGTGTGCAACACGATTATAAACCTAAAGAAGGGTTAAAAATGGATGGCCAAGTACAATTAGTTTACCCAAGAAAAAACTGGTCAAGTATGGTACTTTGGAATTGTGGACATCCTAAAAACAAAGTACTAACACCCGAACTATTAAACAAAGAAACAGGAAAATTTTTACATAGATTTTCTTGGTTAAATGATTCTGACATAGGAAATTTACCTCCTATATACAATTGGCTAGTAGGTTGGTACAAAGAACCTAAAGACGGCATACCTAAAATACTTCATTATACTGAAGGCGGACCATGGTTTGAAAATTATAGAAACTGTGAGTATGCTGATGTGTGGAAGAAAGAATTAATTAATTTATTCAGTGCCTAATATGTTATGTTCAATAAAATACTTAAATCACATTTACAATACTATCCTGTAGAACACATATACAGTAATAATCTTCTTGACATAAACGAATTTGATAGATTATATGAAAACCAATCTAGGTTTAATGGCGAACGTTGGACAGAATTTAAAAACAAACACAAATTAGATTGTACTTTTTTAAATGATCTAAACAATATTAATATGCAAGTAAAGGTACTCTGCTTATTATTTTTTAAAGAAAGAGCAGATAATAAAAAATCTCAAGATATTAAAATAGGCGTCAAGGAAATAAAATATATTCAAAATGCACTTTTAATTTTACCAAATAATCTTTCAACCTTTAATATTTTAACACGAAAAAAACCATACATACGCAGACCTTGTTTACAAATAAACTTGTCATTAAAACAATATAACCATATTATAGGAAACTTAAAATGATTGGGCAACAATTTGTAAACAAGTGTCTTAACACAGAAATTATTACAACTCCATGGGCTCATCAATATATTGACGATACATTTGATAAATCTACATTTAAAAAATTACAAGCACAATGTATTGAAAAATTAAATTTTCCAACAACAGAATTAGTACAAATACATCCAGAAAATTATAAAGAATATGGAATAGATTTTTATAATGAAACTTTGAATATTTGTGAAAATTTATATGAAAATATGAAAGTGTTATGTGGACGATATCCAAAATATCGATGGTTTAAAAACTTAGGAGTCAATGTACATATATCTGTTACTCCACCGTTACCGTGGCAATTTTATATACACCAAGAGGGTATCGAAAAAATTTGGAGTTCGGTAACATATATTGCTCCTGAAAGTAACGTAGGAACCAAAATGTATACAGAACAAAAAGAAGATGCTTTTGTTAAAGAGGCAAAATGGAAGCCTAACAGCACTTTTATATTTTGCGGACAGCAAGGTAAGACTTGGCACAGTTACGAAAGTAATCAAACTAAAAACAGAATTACATTTAATCTTTTTATAATGAAATATCGTGCAAAAAAATGCTTTTATAGTGAGTGATAAAGTTCTAAATCTTCTTTGTAAAGACTATCCCAAACACTTTTAGTGTCGTTATCTAACAAATCAATTGTAGGCAATTTATAATCTATTCTTTTTTGTTTCCAATATTTTGTAACAAACTGCTCTATTCCTAGTTGTTCTCCAACGTATTCGCAAATACCAACCCAATTATCATATGAAAATATTTTTACATTGTTGTCTATAAACATTTTTTGAGGTAAAAAATGATTTTGATATAATTCGTGTCTTATATTTGTTAGTATATCTTTTACCCACTTGTTTAAACTATTGAATTCATTTATTCTTTTACGCCATACAAATTCACTTACTGTTCTTTGCCACGGATGCCGAACAACTGCAAACGAAGTAATTTCATTAAGATTAAAAAATTTTTTAATATATGTAATGTCCATATGTTGTGGTGGCACGCCTCCATACTGTTTATGAGATGCTTTTGTAATATAAGATACATCAACTTTTCTATCTTTTAAATCATGCATGATTGTTGTGCCGCCAGTTTTAGGTATATGTATGTGCAAGAGTTCTTTATTACCGTTTTTATAAAGAGGCATCAAACATTTCCTTTGCTTTAATTAACATTTCATAATTTGGTTTAAATTTTTGGTAACCACTTGCATGGCCAAAATAAGAATTTACACCATTTTTTTTATTATAAGACCAATCTAACCATTCAATATCTACTCCGGATTCTAACATAGCATATATGAGCATCTCATTATCATCACCTTTTAATGTTTTATAATCCAAATGTTTTTTCATTTTATCTACTGAATTTTTTGTTAACATAAACACCCCTGCATTAAATCTATTTTTTTGTAATGTTTCAGGTTTAAATTTTTCTAAACAAGTACCTTTTGCATTATTTTTATGCAGTCTTAAACTGTGTCTTAAAGCTATTCTATCTCGTACAGGCTTAAAAGTATCGGTACTCCGATACTCATCAAATACATTTGGTGCTTTAGGCCAGACAATTACATCAGTATCTAAATATAAAATATGCGTATAATCTTTCCACCATTGATCATTAAAAAATAAATCAAACCGTTCAAACGTAGGATGTATCCAATTTATTTTTTGATCTGTAACTAACTTATAATCTAAATTATATTTTTTTGCATATTGCTTAACTGACTTAACTGAATACTCATATAATTCTTCACTTACTCCAATTTGATTATAAGTTGGATCTTTATATTGTTTTGCAGGAACAAAAAATTGAACAATTAAAGGTTTCATTTATTAAAAATATAATTAAATTCTTCGTTGTTTCTTTTATGTTTAGAATCTAAACGCAACCCTAAATCGATTATTTTACCAACAATATGTTCGTGCTTTTGATCAACTTCAATTAATACAGACTTGGCTTGTTGTATTGTTGATATTGCACCTTTAAAAACTCTGTCCTCAAATCCGTCAACATCAATTTTTATATAATCTGGTTGTGGTAATATTTTTTTACCTACAAGATAATCTAAATGTATTTCAACACACCCGTGATAATAATTTCCTTTAGTATCTACAACATTATCCGCTACTCCTTCGTACATATTTTTTACACCTATATGAGATAATGCAATTCTATTGCTTACTGCAACACACCAGGCTTGACAATTATTAAGTTTATTGAGATTAATACTGTCTAATAAATTTTTATAATTTGCTGAATGTGGCTCAAATGCATACACATCATTTCCAGTTTTAATTGCACTATACAAAGAATATATTCCTATGTTTGCACCAATATCAAAAAATACTGATTGTTTTTCAAATGCATTTAACCATTTAATAGTTTCTGGCTCTTTTGATAACAACCTATCAACTCTATTTTTTATATACGTTTTTTGTTCTGTATTGTTAGCAAAAATTATTTTCTTTTCTCCAATCGGAAAAACAAATTGTTTATTATTAAATTTTTTAAGTTTTGGCATTATAATATTCCTTTATCTAAAAGTATTTCAACTGCAACACCGTTTGCAAATTCTTCTGGTGTAAATTGTTGGTATGCTAATGAATATAACCAGTCTTCGGCCCCCACAAAATACGGATTCTCAATATCCGAAAAATGATTAGCTGAAACAGATTCCGCAAAACTTTTTACATCACATATAGTAGGTATACCCATACATTGAGCCTCCACAGCACTAATGGAACAAGATGTTACACACACCCAGGCATCTTTTAAATCTTCTGCAAGTGAAACTTTAGCTTCGCTTGGTCCTGACGTTCCTCTACCGCGTGGTTTATGTCTTATCTTAATAGGCCTGTCTGTATGTTTTTTAATCTCGTCAACTGTTTCATTTATCCAGTTGGGTCTACCTAAATATTGGTGAATTCCGGCAGAACTTGGACAAATTAAAATATTTTTTCCTTTAAAATTTGGTGCTTGAACTTTCATTCCAAATTTCTCAAATCTATCAGCTTTACACCCTTTTATAAAAGGAACGTGTATTCTATTTTTACAAATACGCCAATAATGATTATCAGATTTTAAATTATTATTGTCAAATCTTCCAAAATATGGAGTATCAGTAAACCAATATGTTTGTTTACGTGCTTCTAATTTTTTAACTAATTGTAAATTATTATTAACAAATCCCCAAAACATTGAATTAGATAATACTTCAATAGCAGTATTATCAAGCACCTTAACTTGTTCTGGCCAGGACTTTTTAACTCCATTAAAAACTTCCCAGGCTTTACTGTTTTTATTATTGTATGGTGCGTAAATTGTTAACATCTATAAATTCTTTCAATTCGTTTGCCCATTTTGTATGCCCTTCGACTGATGGGTGTGGGTCTTTAACACTTACAATCGTATTCTCTTTCATTATAAAATCATAATGATTATTATTAAATTTAAAAAATCTTTTTTTATCTATACTTTCAACTATTTTATTAAAATCGGGATTACTTAAATTAACTGCATTAGGTAAAGCATTATACATTACATATGGAATTTTGTTTAATTTAAAATACGTTTGTAAATTAAAAACATGATCTAAATATTTCATTGTAGCATTATCGTCAATAGCCCATCCAGGATTTGAATTAATAAATTTAAGATGATCTACAGTTTTCCAAGTACGCCAAGTTAAATCCATATTAGGTATTCTCTTCCATTTCCATCTATCATTTGTAACATAATCGTTTCTAAATGAACTAGACCATCCTATAACTGCAAAAGTACTAGCCGAACCGTTCTGTTCAAACCATAATTTTGTAGTAAAGCTGATCCGATCATTTCCTCTACCACCCATAGCAAGATTAAATAATTGTAAATTATATTGTTTGGCAAGTATTTGTGTTACAAAAGTGTTAACACCGTCTTTAGGACGGGGAGTAAGAAAACTACAACCATTTGAAAACAATTTAGACATACTGCTATTTTATAGTATAATTATTTAAAATGCAAACAGTGAAAAATATTACCAGCTTAAAATACTTTCTAGATCGTTTTGATACTCTAGATCAAGGATTTTCATATAATGTAAACTACCATTCTATCGCATCTAAAACTCATTTTAATAGTCTGCCAACATTTGTTGCTGATTTTTATAACTGTTCTACACACAGTTTGCCTCTACTTGTTACTGAAGATAAACATTTAATCACCGAACACGTGTGGCCATTGATACACAAATATAAAAATAAACCTCAAAAAGTTCATAACCTTTTTACTAAATGGGGTGAAACAATTAGTATAGATATGCCACTAGTTACTAAACAATTTAATGAAACTTACAGATATGTTTGGTTGCCTATTGACGAATATAGTGCTGAGAATCCATGGCACATATGGATTGATGTAATATCAAAATTCCGTTTACTTGAAAAAAAGAACGGCTTACCTTTTGCAAAATATGTTTATATTATGTCTAATCCTAGCAAGTATTTTGATAAAGTTGCTAAAGAATTATTTCCTAATGTAAAATATTACGTTATGCCAAAAAATTCAGTATGGCGATTTTCACATTTACTTGTTCCTTCAACAAGCAATTATCTCGATGGAATTACAACACCAAGTATGCCACCATGGTTAAGACATTTTGGTTACAAAAATAAACAAAAACCGTATAGAAAAATTTTTATTACAAGAAAAGGTGCTAGTAATCGAAATATTACAAATCAAGAACAATTATTATTAGCATTAAAAGGCTGGGAAACCGTAACACTTGATAACCTCTCTATAAAAGAACAAATTAGAACTTTTGCAGAAGCAACACATATCTTATCACCACATAGTGCCGGACTTATAAATTTATTATGGTGTGCTAAAGATACAAAAATAATAGAAATACAACATAAAGAATGGATAGATAAAAAGGTATATCCAATCCTTTCACATCATTTAGGATTAAAACATATAGTCTATCTTGCTGAAACTGAAAAAGTTACAATTAAAAAACCTAAAAATAAAAAATTAAAAGATATGGTTAATTTGAAAGTTAATATTCCTCTTCTACTTAAACATTTAGACTAACAGCAGGAAAAGTTTCTTTTAAAAAATTATATATTTTATTTCCTGCTCTATATTTTTTTCCACCTGCTACGTGTAAAAACCATACATCTTTAGGATTAAAAGATATTTTCAACCCATTATTTTTAAAATTAAATCGAGGATCCATATCTTGATACTTAACTCCACTTTCAATTACAGACCAATTTAAAAACTGCCCATCATCACATTTAAACTCTTTATAACGTTTTATCCATGGCATCATTTGATCTCTTACACTACGAGTAACCATCCATACACCTGTTTGAAAAAATATATCTCTTACTTTTTGTGAATTACAATCTTTTATTATAGTATCTTTAAAATTATTATTAATATTAAACAACGTCATTCTTCTATATTTTTTGTATGCTGGCGATTTAAATGCATCTAAATCAGTGTATTGTGCAAATATATCTGGAGCATGATCTAATGCAAACACATCAGTATCTACATATAATATTTGATCGTATTCGTCTAACCATTCTTTATTAAACCATAGGTCAAATCTTTCCCATGTTGGATGCATATAACCAAACTTTGGTTCAGTAACTCTTAAAAAATCATGTCCGTATTTGTTACAATACTTTTTAAAACTGTATTCAGAATACTTTTCAACATCTGTTGGACCAATACCATTAAACTCTGGTTGTGAATAAAGGTTAATGTCTATATAATATTGAATAATGAGATTTTTCATTTTTAATATTTATAAACTGGAAATTACATAATTAAATTTAAATGATCTATTGCGTTAAAACTGACCGACATAACACAGAAAAATATATAGAAAGTGCTAGTAGAGGAATTCGTGGTTCAAAAATAGTACCGTACAACGAAGCAATACAATCTAAAGATTGTGAAAAAGTTGTATTCATGGGATTTTTACGAGGAGGTAATTTAGTATATAGATGGGCAGAACTAGTCGGTATAGATTTTTATTACATCGATCGACCATATTGGGGTGAAAGTAGACGAACACCTTATTTTATGAGATGTACAAAAAATGCTCATGTAAAACTTTTTAATGACAATCGTCCCGACGACCGATTTAAAAAATCGTTTAAAAACCCAATACTACCATATCATAAAAATGGCAAATACATTTTAGTCATACCTCCTAGCCATTCAGTAGCACTTATGTTTGGTGCTCAGTCATGGTTAGATGACACATTAAAAATTTTAAAAGCAAATACCGATAGAGAAATTATTATAAGAGAAAAACCATACAACCCTAAATCATTTTTAGATAGTAAAGGTAAAATGATGCCTGGCAAAAGTGAAAATAAACAACCACAAAAGCCATTTGAATGGGATCAAGTTCATGCAGTTGTAACATTTAATTCATCAATTACAATAAAAGCATTAACAAATGGAGTACCATGTTTTGCTAATTTTGAAAATCCGTGCCAACCAATATGTGAAATGGATTTCGCAAAAATCGAAACACCCAAATATGAAGATAGAGAACCTGTATTTTATTCACTAGCTTATGGACAATTTACACAAGAAGAATTTAGAAATGGATACTACATGGAAATACTAGATGGATATTGAAATTTTTAGAAGAACAGTAAAAGACCGTAGACGCGGTGCTAGTTGGGAACTTCTACAACATATGGCCGAAGGTATTCGTGCTTGTGGAGATAATCCTATTATAGTTAACGAACATAAAACTGGAGATTGGTCAGCTAACGAAATGGAACCTACTGCAAAAATTGGTTGTATGTTTGGCTATGGAGGTACAAATCAAATGCATCATACTAAAGGACGTAGACGAGATTTAGTTGAACGTGCAAAGAAAAAAGGCATTTACATTATTACATTTGACGGTGGTATATTATCTAGTTTTGGAAATACAATAACAGATCCTAATCACCACTGGCGTGTAGCATTGTACTCTCCTATGAGAAATGGAAATTTTTTAAGTGATAATAGCCCGCCTGATAGGTGGGAACATATGAAAAAAATATGGAATATAAAATATGAACCATGGAGAAAATCTAATCCAGAAGATCCTATATTATTTGTATTACAACCAAAAGATAATTGGAGTATGAACGAATTAGATCCAATTGATTGGTTTAACGATGTATATAAAAAATTAAGACCTTTAACAAAAAGAAAATTTTTAGTACGTCCCCATCCAAATCATATGGCGGCAATGGACAACAGAAAAGAAGAGTTTCCAAAAGATGTTGAAGTTATAATAGGACAAAAATTCTTTAGTGGCGACGAGAAAAAGTACTACAGATTTAATTTTCAAAATGCATTAAATAATTGTCATGCTGTTATATCTCACAACTCTACTGCTACCATTGATTCCTGCATCCGTGGCGTCCCTACCTTTGTTACATCAGATCTTGCTATTTGTTGGCCTGTTGCAAACACTGATCTTTTAAAAATAGAATCACCTATATATCCAGATAGAACACAATGGGTTTATGACTTAGGTTATAAACAATGGACAGAAGAAGAAATTAAAAATGGTACAGTGCTTAAACGTTTTAAAGAAAAATTAGGATTATAATGACTTATATTATTAACGACAAATGTATTAAATGTAAACTAATGGATTGTGTAGAAGTATGTCCTGTCGATTGTTTCTACGAAGGAGAGAATATGTTGGCCATTAATCCCAACGAGTGTATAGACTGTGGGGTATGTGAACCTGAATGTCCAATAGATGCAATAGAACCAGATACTAATGAAGATGCAAGTAGCTGGGTTGACCATAATCAAAAATATAGTGAAATATGGCCACGAATTACTAAAAAAGGAAAGCCGCCCGAAGATGAAGCAAAATGGCGAGACGTTCCGGATAAGTTTAAACACTTTAGTGAAAAACCCGGACAAGGAAGTTAATAATGTGTGGAATATACGGCATAACTGAAAAAAATTATGGATTTATAAATCAATATATTCAAATATGTAAACATCGAGGACCAAACGGAGAAGGTATTTGGAATGATGATGATGTTACTTTAGGACATAATCTTTTAAGCATCATGGCTGAACCAAATAAATCTACACAACCTTGGATAACACCTAAAGGAAATATACTTGTATACAACGGAGAAATTTTTAATTACTACGAACTTAAAGCAAAATACAAACAATTTATAGACACTACAGGTTGCGATACCGAACTACTTGCTTGGGGATTAGATAACTTTGATTTAAATTTTATAGACGAAATTGATTCTATGCATGGCTTTGCATATTACAACATAAAGAAAAAAGAAATTATTCTTAGCAGAGACCATGCAGGAATTAAACCTGTATTCTATGCTGAAATAAAACAAGGATTAGTGTTTGGTTCTGAAATAAAAGGTATGTTGAGTAAAGTACCTAATGCAAGAAAAATGGATAAACTTGCTCTTAGTTTCATGAGTAGAACCGGAATTAATGCTTTGCGTAATACTTTCTTTACAGGAATTAAAAAATTACTTGCCGGAGAAACAATTGTATATGACATTACAAATAAAAAAATAAAACAACGACATCGAATATTTGTAAAACCAAACAGCAATAAAAAATTTAATCCCAACGAATTTAGACAAATGGCACATAAAACAGTAAAAATGTGTAGTATCGGACGAAGAAAAATTGGTGTATTTTTAAGTGGTGGACTGGATTCTAGTTTAGTTGCATACGAATTAGGAAAAGTAAAAGATAAAGTTAATTCATTTACAAACAAAATGTATCCAAATGTTAAAGTAGATGAAGATTATAATGAAGATGCAAATTGTGCCTTAATACTTGCAAAAAAAGAAAACTTTAACCACGTCGAGATACAAATTACTCCTGAAAATTTTATGGAGTCATGGGATGATTCAATATACTATATGGAACAACCTGTTTATAATCCAAGTATGTCTATGTATTGTTATACAAATAAATTTTTATCTAATAACGGTATTGTAGTAACCATGGCAGGTGATATGGGAGATGAAATACTTGCAGGATATCCAAAATATTGGAAAATGAAAAAAATATTAAATTCACTATCGTCTTGGGACGACATTTTAAAACACTGGTTAAAAAGAATTAAAAGACCATTACAATTAACTGATACACCAGTTAATGATGAAGAATTACTTGCTGAATTTAAAAAATGTTATAGCGGAGAATTGTGGAATCCTGACGATCCTATTGCATCTTATATGGCTTTAGATTGTGTTGCACAAGTTCCAGAAGAAATGTTTAATCGAAATGACAAGTATGGAATGGCATATAGTATGGAAGGTAGGTTTCCTCTTGCTACAAAATTATTCATGCAATATTGTTTGGACATTCCGTCTACAATAAAAATGGGTGTAGACAAAAGCGATACAAAAATTTTAACAAAAATTGCATATAAAGGACTTATGCCTGACGCAATAATTAATAAAGGAAAAACCGGATGGACGGTACCTGTAGGACACTGGTTAACAACAAATGTTAATGAGAACCTTAAAAGTTTTTATGTAAATGCTATTGGGGACAACAGTAAATTAAATATTATTAAAGCAAGTCAAAAAGCTGGAAAGGCGATTGTACCTGCATGGATAGTTAAAGACTGGATTAAAAAATACAAAATGTATTTTTAATTAAATATTTTTATGAAAATTAAAATAATCACATCATACAAACCAGGTACCTGGGATTCGTTTTCTAAAAGAGGAATTGAATCCATGGCAAAACATTTACCTAAAAACGTTGATATTGTTGTATACAACGAAGAACCAAAACCCGATTATAATTCAGATAGAATTAAATGGATTGACTTGAATACTGCTGAACCAGAACTATTTAAATTTAAAAATAAACATAAGAACGATCCTGTTGCTTGTGGAGAAACTACACCAATTGAAGGTGGCGTAAGACGTCTACCTAATGCTGGAGGTAGGGATAGAGGTAAAGGCTCGTACTTATGGGACGCTGTAAGATTTTCAAATAAAGTATTTTGTGTTATTAATGCTGTAAAAAATTCGCCAGAATATGATTATGTTGTATGGATAGATGCTGACACATATACATTTAGACCAATGCCAATTAAATTTTTAGAAACCCTATTACCTATAGACACAATGCTAACTTACCTAGGACGAGAAAGATTTGAATTAAAAGACGGAGGCAAATATCCAGAATGTGGATTTGTTGGATACAATTTACGACATCCTGAAGTACAAAACTTTGTTAACGAATGGGAACAACTGTACACTACTAACAATGTTTTTAAATTGTTAGAATGGCACGACTCTTTTATACTTTGGCACCTTGCTAAAAAATTTAAAAAAGAAAAAAATATCAAAATAAACGATATTGGCTATGCTAAAGGAGTAAAAGGACATCATGTTTTTGTTAACAGTGAACTTGGCTTATACATGGACCACATGAAAGGCAAACGAAAACAACGCGGAACATCTGCCAAAAATGATTTACGTCCTCCTAGACCTGACGCTCCTGCTGACGTTTCAAAAATTGACTATTGGAAAGAGAGACCAGCATCATGAAAATAAGCGTATTTCAAAAATATGGACCATTAAATTCTAAACCTATTCTTGATGCTTTTATAAAAAGTTTAAAAGATACTAATGAAGAAGTATTAATTAATGACGAAGGAAATTCTGATGTTGCAGTAATTTGGTCTGTATTATGGCGTGGAAGGATGCATAGCAATAAAAGAATATGGGATAAATTCAAACAACAAAACAAACCAATTATTGTTTTGGAAGTTGGCGGACTACAAAGAAACGGAACTTTTAAAATTGGTATTAATGGTATTAACAGAGATGCAGATTTTGTTAATCAAGAAGTAGATGATAAACGTTGGCCTTTATTTAAAAAAGAATTAAAACCATGGAATCAAACAGGAGATAAAATTATAATATGTGGACAACATGATGCAAGTGAACAATGGAAAGGCCTTCCACGAATGCAAATGTGGATTGAGCAACAAATAAAAGAAATAAGAAAGCATACTACACGTCCTATAATAGTACGACCACATCCTCGAAATCCATTTAATATCGACAGAGACAAATATCAAAATGTAAAAATAAGACAACCTAAAAGAGACTGGGCAACAATTGATGATACTGATTTTAGATCAACATTAAATGATGCTTGGGCAGTTATAAATCACTCATCTAATCCTGCAATGGAGGCTGTATTCGCAGGCATTCCTGTTTTTGTATCTAAATCCAGTTTATGTTATGAAGTTGGTAATGCAGAATTAAATGCAATTAATAATCCTGTAATGCCAAATAGAGAAGCATGGGCAAATAAATTAGCATATACCGAATGGTGGCCTAAAGAAATAAATGCTGGTATACCATGGCGTAGAATTAAAAAACGTTTAGAAGAAAAATATTTAATATGACTATTCAACCGGATCAATTAGAAAAAGAAATTAAATGGGAACCTTATGCTGGCGAAACAGTTAATACTAATCTCATAATTCGTGGTGGGAAAAAATATCAAGAAACTGCATTTTACAAAGATAGAGTTAAAGCCATACCTCGAGGTAATGCCTATATTATAGGAAACGGTCCATCACGAAAAGATTTTGATTTAAACACACTTAAAGCAACAGGACAAACTTATGGTTGTAATGCTTTATACCGAGACTTCATCCCTGATTATATTTTTTCTGTTGACGCAAAAATGACTGCTAAAATGATAAAGGATAAAGTTTATGAAAAATGTATTCACTATGCACCGGCTTTAGAAGTTAACAGATATCCAAAAGGCGGGCCTTCGTTATTACATTTAATTCCAAACAACCCACACTGGATTTCAGGTAATGCCGCATTCTGGACCGCAGGAGTTCATGGACACAAAAATATATATCTTATTGGTTTTGATTTTAAAGAATACGGAAAAGATCAGCTGAACAACATTTATCAAGATACTGAAAACTATGGACCACGACACGATCATAAAATATTTGAGGCATGGCTTAAACAATTTAGAGATTATTTAAAAATGAGACCTTATTGTAATTTCTTTGTAGTACATGACGATCCGCCCGACTACCTTAACTATCTTCAAACGGGTACTGATTTAAAAAATTCTAAACTAATAACTTACAAAGAATTTACTGATACAGTCTTAAACCGTGCAATTTAAAATAGTTTCTCCAACTATAAAAATTAGAATTGTGATTTGAGTATGGATCTTTCCATACTTGCATTTGATATAAATGTACCATTTCATGTGCAAGAGTTTCAATAAAATCTTTCCATTTAGGAAATTTGTTGTGTAATTCTATTTTATATTTGATAGGAACGTGATACGGAATTATTTTTTGATTAAATCTTCCTGCTCTACATTTTCTATTATCCCAGTCCGCAATACATAATCCCCAATCAAATTTCATGGAACGTACAGTAATTTCTGGCTCAATTAAGTTACCACCAAACATACCTCTATTCAATATTCTAAACCAACTCTGACATTGTTCAATTGTTGGCATAAATTTTTTAACATTTTTACGTTTTTCCAAGGCTTTTTTAACTCTAAGTCTTAGTGTTTTATTACGTTTTTGTACTGTTCTTTTCATAGGTTGACCGTTTTTACCAAGTATGTTATACTAGTATTTAATCATGAATATGCCAGAATTAACACCCGTTGAAACGCCAAAAACAATTAACGAAGCGATCAATATATTAGCATATAACGATTATTTTTACCGACAAGACCCAAACGATCCAAAAACACACGTTAACCCACATCCAAAAGATAAAGAGACTGTACGTTCTTTAGCTGAGTCACAATATCCGTGGACTGAAAAACAGGGTAAATTAGCCGTAATAATCTTAAAAAGATACCTAACAAAATTTCAAAAATTTAAATTAGACATTAAAGAATTATTAGATGCTCCAATATATAAAGACCCTTTCCGTAAAATAGATTTTGAAAAAAGTATAGAAAAATATATTAACGAAAACGAAGAACCTAAGATTGATTTAAAATTTCCCTACAACAAAAAACTTGTAACACTTATAAGATGTTTAAAAGATAAAAAAGGTTTACCAATGGGCTTTACTCATTATAATGGTGAATCTAAAGTTTGGTCTTTTAAACAAACAGATCTTACAACATATTATCTTACACTAATTGCTATACGTTATGATTTTAAATTTATTGACGTTACATTATTGGATGATTACGATGAAGTTAAAAAAGAAATTGAACCATATAAACAGCCATCGGCAAACTTAATTGCAGGAGAAATTGTATTGAACAATGCTCCAGACTCTTTGCTAGAATATTGGAATAAAAATTTAAAAAATAAAAAACCTTTAATACAACTCGATGCTCTTAAAAACTTATGTATATCTACACGTTGTATAGATATTAAGGCTGACACTATACTTGGTAAAAAAATTGCACATAATAATTCTAATAAACTTTGGCTAAACAAAAAAGAATACAGCAAGAATGAAGTTATTGCAGGACTCATAGAATTAGACTGTTTTCCAATTATAATGCCGGTAACAGGCGAAATAAACACACTGGAAGACATAAAAGAATATTGGAGTTGGATAAATGCATTTGAACGCAGTGGCATAAACATATTAAAACAACTTTCGTTTGGCTTTGAAATTAAAGAACCTGTAAGAGAAAATAAAGTTATTGCTAGTGACTTTGGAAATATTTTTCCAGTTGACAAACTAGATGACGAAAATTTTGGAAACTTATTTGAATTACATCAAATGAGTAAACAATTTAAATACATTGACAATACTACTAAAGTAATTTTTGTAAGAAATAGAATACCACGAACATTAATAAAATCTAAAATTAAACCACGTGCTTCGTTAGTTACATTAGGTGGTGGGTTTTTCTCAGGAGGTAATGATAATCTTAAAAGATTTCTTGAAAATTTACCTAAAAAGTTGTATTATAGTGATAGTCAACCATCCAACTGGGATTGGAATGACAAAATTATAATAAAGCTATGAGTTCATGTAAATTGGTAATTAAAGATGAAGTTAATGTTAAATTTGAAAATTTAGATTTAAAGTGGCGTCAAAAACTTTCTAATAAATTTAAATATCAAGTTCCTTATGCTTATCATTTGCCGGCTGTAAAGCTAGGTAGATGGGACGGCAAGATAAGTTTTTTTAGTTTAGGTGGCACTACATATCTTAACCTAGTAGACCAAATACTTCCAATACTTGAAGCAGGTGGAGTATATGTTGAACTTGACGATAAAAGAACAAAACATAATTTTGAATTTAAATTAATAGATAAAAATTATCTATCAGATATAACATGGCCAGACAATCATCCTTGTGCTGGACAACCAATTGTTTTACGTGACTACCAAGTAGAAACAATTAATAAATTTTTAGAAGCACCACAAAGCCTACAAGAAATTGCCACTGGTGCAGGTAAAACAATTATTACTGCCGCACTTTG